AGGAGATACATCCAAAACTTATTCTGTAGGCATTAAAGATATTGATGAAGCTGTTTTTTATTATTTTAATAATGTAATCCAACCTTTTGTATTCCAAAATGGCAATAGAATATCAGTACCTATAATATATGGTAATCCCGAAAGATGGAAATCCTATCAAAGAGATGGTTATTATAGGGATAAAGGAGGATCAGTAATGTTACCCATTATAGTAATTAAAAGAGATACTATTGCAAAAGATAGGAGCACATACAATAAATTAGATTCTAATTCTCCTAATTTATATGGTACATTTCAAAAGGGCTTTAACCCAAAAAATACATATAATAATTTTAATTTATTAAATAATAGAATTCCTACTACACAATTTAATACTGTAGTAGTCCCTGATTATTTAGATATTACTTATAGTTGTATTGTTCAAACTTATTACATGGAACAACTAAATAAAATAATTGAATCTGTAGAATATGCCTCGGATTCCTATTGGGGTAATCCTGAAAGGTTTAAATTTAATGCCCGAGTAAATTCTTTTTCTACAGCAGCTGAAGTAACAGCTGGACAAGACAGATTAGTTAAAAGTAACTTTGATATTAATTTAAGGGGTTATATCGTTCCCGATGTAATGCAAAAAGATTTAAATGCAATTAAAAAATTAAATTCTAAATCAAAAATTACAATTACTACAGAAACAACTGGAAACATTAATGATATTCCGTGATGATTTAAATTAAGGTTTTTATATTATAGTTCAATGAAAGTTTTATTTATTACACCACATTTAAGTACAGGAGGAATGCCTGCGTTTTTATTAAAACGTATTCAAGCATTACAACAATACACAGATTTTGAAATTTATGTTGTTGAGTGGAAATTTTTAAGCCCTCATTTTATAGTACAAAGAGATAAAATTCAAAAACTAGTAGGAGAAAATTTTATTTCATGTTTTGGAGATGAAGAAATCCAAAATAATATTATTGATTATTGTTACGAAAAAGAAATTGATATAATCCATATAGAAGAAATCCCTGAAGGATTTGGAGGGGGAAATAATTTTCACCCCGATTTACAAAAAGAATTATATAAAAAATCCCACCCCTGGAAAATAGTAGAATCTGCTCATGGAATGTGGTTCAACCCAAATGAGAATAAAATCCATGAACCTGATGGATATGCTTTAGTTACTAATCATCATATTAAAGAAACCTTTAAAAACAGACCTGCATTAAAATCATTAATACCTTTCCCAATAGATACATCAATTCAATCTACCCAAACCCGAGATGAAATATTAAATGAAATGGGATATTTACTTAAGGGTGAATTTCATATAATAAATGTGGGGTTATGGACTCCTGGGAAAAATCAAGGATATGCTATAGAAATAGCTAGAGCTTTATATGAAAAATATGGTTTTACTTATATATTTCATTTTATTGGAAACCAGGCTGGAAATTTTGCGGATTATTGGACACCTTTAATAGAAAATTTACCCCCTAATGTTAGAATTTGGGGTGAAAGGAAAGATACTGAAAAGTTTTTTAAAATGGCTGATTTAATGTTATTTACATCTACATGGGAATGTAATCCTATAGTACTAAAAGAAGCCATTTCTAATAATATTAAAATAATGGCTAATAATTTAGACCATTATGGTAAAGAATATATTCCTTTTATTAATAATTTAACAGGTAATGTTTTTGAAGATAAAAATAAATTAATAGAAATAATTCATTCCCCTATTAAATATACTAAACATGATATAAAAAATAATGTACAAAAATTTGCTGAAAATCATGTAAACTTTTATAATTCTTTGTTAAATGGAAAATAATATTTTAATTTCATTCCACCAAGGACCAAAAGTAGAAATTCAAGGAGATATTGATAAAGAATATAAAATTGAATTCATCAATGAACATACAGGTAAAGTAGAATATTTTAATACTATAAAAACTAATCATTGGACTAAATGCAGTAAAAGATGGCATATACCTTGGACTATAAAAATAAATGGAAAAACACATCATACTTGGGATATAAAAGATAAAAATATATCAATTTCTATAGAATCAAAATCAATTGGAGATACCTTAGCTTGGGTCCCCCAAGTAGCTAGATTTGCTGATTACTATAAATGTAAAGTAACTTTATCTACTTTTCACAACCATTGGTTTATAAATAAAAAAGAATATAAAAATATTAAATTTATAAACCCAGGCCAATCAGTAGATTGTTATGCTTCATATCAAATAGGGTGGTATATAACAGATAATAAATGGGATGAAGGGTTATACCACCCCACTAAACCTAATACTATTCCTTTAATTCAAGCTGCTAGTGATATTTTAGATATTCCTTTTAAAGAAGTAAATTATGGTATAAACTATAAAATTAAACCTAGACCTTTTAAAGAAAAATATATTTGTATAGGACCTCGTTCAACAGCAGGTTTAAAAGAATGGCCTTATGACTATTGGGAAACTTTAGCAGGTATGTTAAATAATATAGGATATAAAGTAGTAAGTATTTCAAAAGAAGGGTTTGAAAAACAAAATATTATTAATAAGGAGGACATGAAATGGGAAGATTCTATTAATTATCTCCATCATGCCGATTTATTTATTGGGTTAGGATCTGGATTATCATGGGTAAACTGGTGTTTAGGAAAATATACTGTTATGATAAATAATTTTAATCCTTATGGGCTTGATTTTACCCAAAATATAACCCAAATTCAAAACCACTCAGTATGCAACGGTTGTTGGGCGGATACTAGATTTCAATTTGATAAAGGTAATTGGGATTGGTGTCCTCAACATCAAGGAACTTTATCTGAACATATTTGTCATAAAGCTATTTCCCCAGAACAGGTATATAAAAAAATAGAATACATCTTAAGGCATAAACTTAACTAAAAAACTTAATTTAAATTTATTTATATATATTTATAATAAAATAAAAATATGAATAAGTTATCACAAGAAGAGTTACAAGACATTAAATTAAACCAACAAAGGTCTAATGAAATTATTTTTGCCTTAGGCGAAATAGCATTACAAAAAGAAGGTTTGATAGAACAATATAAAAATGTTATATCAGAACAAAATGAATTGGGTAAATCCCTTACAGAAAAATATGGAGATGGGAAAATTGATTTAAATACTGGAGAATTGCTCCCTATTGAAGAAGAAAAATCAGATACTCCTATTACCCCTTAGTTTTTTGAAGATTTTTTTAATATTTATAAATAAATACAATAAATAAACATATAAAATGGCAGAAACATTAATTTCACCTGGTGTATTAGTTCGAGAAAACGATCAATCTTTTATCCAAGGTCAACCCGTAGAAGCAGGAGCTGCTATCGTAGGACCTGCTGCTAGAGGCCCGGTAGGTATTCCTACTTTAGTAACCTCATTTAGTGAATATCTAGCAACTTTTGGTGGAACCGTAACTAGCGGGTCTTCAGAATATACTTATTTAACATCTATTTCAGCAAATAATTATTTTTCTCAAGGAGGAAAATCTTTGATAGTAACTAGAGTAGTATCTGGGTCTTTTGAATCAGCTACTTCTGATAAGTTATATAATGCGGCTGAAAGTGGAGTACTAGATACAGGAGCTTCTTTAACAATTGCTGCTCCTTCACCTGTAAGTGGAACATTAGGTAGTTATTCTATAACTGCAACTGGTTCTCTAAGTGGAACAGGAGCTACATTAGATATTGTAGTTAGTACAGCTAGTGGAAAATTAGATAGTAATCTTAACTTTACTCAATCAATCTCCTCATCTACAAGTGATGCTGTAAATAATAGTTATCCTTCCGCTGTTTTCAGTACAGATGGTAGTGGTACAGGAGCGGTATTTACTGTTACAATTGATGGTAATGTCCCAACAGCTATTACAGCGACAGCTACAGGTAGTGGATATGTAGATGGAGAAAAATTAACATTCTCAACTGCTACTATTGGTGGTAGTTCAGATATTGTAGTTCAACTAACTAGTTCAGCTGGTGATATAGTTTCAGATGTTGAATCTGTAACAATTACTGGAGGTGGAAGTGATTACGCAATAAGTGAAGTATTAACTGTAAACAAAGCTCAAATTGGTAACACTAATGTAGATTTAACTTTTAGTGCTTTAGGAGCTTCAGATGTAATTAATGGTATTCCTTTCCAATTAGAAACTTTATCTGAAGGAGAAATAATGAACAATTCAGGTTCAGAAGTAGGAAATGGTGCTTTAGTTAGTGGATCTGCGGATAACATAAGATGGGAAATTGCAACCCAAAATACTAGTTCAGGAACATTTAGCTTATTAGTACGTAAAGGAAATGATACTAATAGAAGTAAATCAATTTTAGAAACTTGGAATAATTTATCATTAGATCCAAAATCAGTAAATTACATTGAAAAAGTAATTGGTAATACAAGCTACACAGTTGTAGAAGATGCTGCTGATTCTTATGTAAAATCTACTGGAGAATATATTAATAAAAGTAAATATATAAGAGTATCTAAGGTAAACTATAGAACACCAGATTATTTTGATAATAATGGATCAGCCAAATCAGAATTTACATCAAGTTTACCAGTAGTTTCATCTGGATCCTTTAAGGGTGCTTCAGGACAATTATTTGGAGCAGGAGCTAAATTCTACGGTGATATTAATAGTAATGTCCAAGGTTTAGGTCAATCCGATTATACTGCTTCTATTAACTTATTAGGTAATAAAGATGATTATAAATTTAATTTATTAACAGCCCCAGGATTAAATAATTCTGATCATGGTACAGCTACTTCATTATTAGTAACAACTGCTGAAGCTCGCCAAGATTGTATTGCTGTTGTAGACTTAGATGGATATGGAACAAATATTGCTAATATAATTGGTGGAGCTAGTGGATTTGATAGTTCATATGCTGCTACATACTGGCCATGGTTACAAACTGTTGACCCAAATACTTCACAAACAGTATGGGTACCAGCTTCAACTATGATTCCTGGTGTATATGCTTTTACAGATGCTTCAAGTGATGCATGGTTCGCGCCTGCAGGTTTAACAAGAGGTGCTCTTGGAAATGTAACTAAAGCAGAAAGAAAATTAACTACTTCAAATAGAGATTCATTATATGAAGCTAATGTTAACCCAATTGCTACATTCCCAGGAAGTGGAGTTGTAGTATTCGGACAAAAAACACTACAAAAACGAGCTAGCGCATTAGATCGTGTAAATGTACGTAGATTATTAATTGCTTTAAAAAGCTTTATATCTCAGGTATCTGATAATTTAGTATTTGAACAAAATACAATTGCTACAAGAAATATATTCTTAGCACAAGTTAACCCATACTTAGAATCAGTACAACAAAGACAGGGATTATATGCATTTAAAGTAGTAATGGATGATACTAATAACACTCCAGATGTAATTGATAGAAATCAATTAGTAGGTCAGATTTATATCCAACCAACTAGAACAGCAGAATTTATTATGCTGGATTTCAATGTATTACCAACAGGAGCAGTATTTCCTGAATAAAAACTAAAAATTAGAATATTTATAATAAAATAAAAACATAAAATGGCAGTATTAGATCCTAACGAAATATTTTACACGGCATTTGAGCC